AAGATCACCCCGGGCGGGGTGATCGTGTCCGCCGCCCACGGCGCCACCCGCAGCCCGGTGATCGTCGCCGCCGCGGCGCCGAGCTCCGTCATCACGGTGTCGAGATTCATCAGCCGACCCGCCGCCGGCGCGACAGGCCGGCCAGGGTGGTGGCCACGTCCGGATCCAGGCGGGCGAGCAGCCGCATCTCCGAGCCCTGATCCGGGCTACCGGCGATACCGAACGGGGCATCCCGGCGGGCCGACCAGCGGGCGCACTGCAGGTAGCACGCCCCGGTGACCGGGGTCGGCACGGTCGTCCAGCCCCACCGGGCCGTGACGACCAGCGTGGCCGGGGCGCCCGGCGTCGGCGTCAACGGCTGGCTGGTGAAGCCGAGCCGCTGCCACGGCACACTCTCGGCCGGGGCGTTGTCCGGGAGCAGGACGGCGCCGGACGACGCGTAGGCGACGCCGCCCACGAGCATGCCGGTGACGTCCTGCACGTCGTCGATCTCCAGCTCCCACAACCCGGTCTGCAGGTTGTACGCCGCCGGTTGTCGGTAGGTACGCGCGGCGGGCGCGGCCAGCTGCCCGAACTGCCGGTTCGTCTTACGGTCGATGGCCCGACTCGCGGCCGTCGCCCAGATGCCGAACTGCGCGTTATCGACCGTGTCGCCGATGCGCAGATAGTCGGCCACCTGCACGGCGGTCACGTAATCGGGCTTCCACACCATGATCTACTGCGCGTCCTCGGACGATGTTTCACGTGAAACATCCGCGGACGGCCCGTTGATCCCGGGCGTGCCGGCCACCTTCGGATCGATCAGGCCAGGCTCCACCGACGGGTAGACGAAGTCGACGCCGCGGATCTTCGACCGCTCGGCGTCCTGCTGGTCACCGTCCGCCGGCTCGGCCGTGCCGAGATCCACATTCGCGTAGCTGTCGGGCAACGCCGCAGCGACCTGCTCCCGGCTCATCCGCCGGCCACCGATGTTCACCACACCGCGCTGCACCAGCTCCTGCCGGTCGCCCTCCGACAGGGCGAACTGCTGGGACGGGGCGTACGTGCGCGCCGCGGCGCCGGACGCGGCGAGCTGCCCGCGCAGGTTCTCGATCTCGGCAGTCTGCCGCTCGTTCTGCTCTCGGAGGTCGTCGCGCTCCGCGGCGATCTCTTCCTTGGTCTCTGCCATCGGATTCCCTTACGTAGCAACGGATTTGGGGGTCGCTCGGCGGGTGGAGCGCGGCGGGGCACACGGGGGGCATACCCCGCCGCACACTCAAGGCCCGGTTACACCGGGTCGTAGACCAGCTCACGCGTGCGGGTGAAGTCCGTGACACCGAACGCCTTGTAGCCCCAGATGCCCATGTCGACCCACGCCACTCGCCACTGCAGATCGATGCGCTGCGGCGCCGACGCCCAGAGGCACACCACGTCAGGATCGAACATCCAGGACGACGCGGCGATGACGCCGGTAGCGGCCGTGGCCCACGCCGGGATCCACATCTTCCCGTGCGCCTCGACCCACGCGTACCGAGGGTCGGACTGGCCGACCGCGTTGGTGGCGCCCATCGACGGGTACAGCCGCCGGCCGGTGGTGTCTTTGGCTTTGACGAGCGCCTTGTAGAGGTCGATCTGCGTGAACACGTTGCGGAACCGGTCGCCGCCGCGGATGTACTGCAGCGGCACGATCGCGTCGGCCAGCAGCCCGTCAAGGGTCGTGTCGACGGCCGCGGTGGTGATGACGATGTCCGTGATCGACGCCGCGTTAGCGACCAGCTGAGCCTGCGCGAACGCTTCCAGGCCCTCGTACCAGGCGCGGGTCATCTGCCGCCAGATGAGCCCGGACATCTGGGGGTTGCCGCCCTGATCGAACGCCTCGCGGGTGATCTCCACCTTGCCGGACAGCGCCGATGGGGTGATCGTCTGGGCGGTCGCGGTGAACGCGCCCGGGGTCGGCTCGGTGCCGGTGACGTGATCGGCGACCAGGCCGGACGAGGTGTTGAACTTCGGGATCACGAACGGGGTCACGTTGTCCAGCGTGCCCTTGTCCATCGCCGCGTACATCGGGTACTGGTAGTCCAGCTGATCGACGTACATCTCCGTCCGGTTGGCCGGGTAGTTCAGATTGACCACGTTGCCCGGGGTGATCGCGAACTGCTGCTCCGGCGAGAGGGGGGCGACGTTGCCGACTTCCTTGACCTCGAACGCGGACTTCACGAAGGCCTGCGCGCGGTCCTGCGCCGCGGCGTCGCCGAGCTTCCATCCGGCGAACAGGTCGGAGGAGAAGTCGTGCGACCCGGCCCGCAGATTGCCCTTGCGGTCGAAGCGGTACGGCGCCGGCTCGGTGACCGTGGCCACCTCGCGGTGCGGCGACACCAACACCGGACCCGGCGCCGGCTCGACCGCGGCCGCCTGCTGCGCGGTCACCCACGCCTGGAACTGCGCGAACGTTCCGGCATCCGCCGGGGTGGCCGGGACGACGGCAGCGCCCGGCGCCGGGGTGGGCGCCTGCTGGGCGGCGAACGTGGCGCACGCGACGCTCGGCGCGTGTGGCTGCCCGCAGTGAATGCAGTGCATGGATCCTCCTGATCGGGACGCGGCCACGGTGGTCACGCGTGCATCGTCGAAAGCGGGCATGTACGTCGTGCTGGTCTCGCGCCACGTGGCACGCACCACGTTGTAAACGCCTTCCTCATCGATCTCCACGTCCCCGTCCTCCGGGTACATCGAGAAGTCGACACCCACGCTCAGCCCGGTGTACAGGCCGTGGGCGGCGTCGTAGAGCAGTTGATCACGTTCGGCTTTCGCCGGTGACCCTTCCGGCCCGTCGAGCACCGCAAGCTCGACCACCGGCCCCTCGGCGCTGTCGGTCACCGACCGGTGAAACCCGACCGGCGTCACGTGATCCTTCAGGTGCGCCATGCGGTCGGGCGCCGAGTACTCCAGCGACCCGGGCTTGAACCGGTACTGGATCCCGAACTTGTTGGCCACCGCGTTGTACGGCACCGCCAGGCCGGTGATGGTCCGGGCACCCTCGTCCACCGTCGGCGCCGCCGGGGCGGTCGCGAAGTCCGTCGCGTGGAACCGGAAGGTCGGGCCCTCACCGGCGAAGCGCCGGCCCGGGCCCCCGGCCGCACTCTGCGCGGGCGCCGCCGCGGCCGTCGTGGGGGGCGGGCCGGTCAGTCCGGCGAACCCGCGGATCTCGGCCGAGTCGGTCACACCCATGTCCTGCAGCGCCTTCCAGTATTGGGCCTGCGTGAGCGGGTCCGACTTGAGGTAATCGGTCAGATCGAACTGCGCCACGTAGCCGCGCTTGGTCACGTCACCCATCGACAGGCGGTCGGTCAGCGCCCGCATGTACGGCGCGTACACCCGGTTGATCTTGTCCTGCTTGCGGTCCACCGCGTTCTGATACGTCCGCGAGGTGGTCGACACACCCAGGTCCTCAGGGTCCACACCGAGCGCGTTGGCGATGGAGATCATCACCTGCTGCTGCAGCTCGACCAGGGTCAGATCCTTCGGCGACGGCGCCGTCACATCCGCCCGCTTCACCGTCGATGGGATCCACCCGTACGGCCGGGACTGACGCATCGCCCCGTACTCGGCCAGGAACGAGTCGATCTCCTCGTCCTCCATCGGCTCGACCTCAGGGTCATCGGAGTCGGTGAAGTACTCCCGCAGCGCCGGATTCGACGCGTACATCTCGGTCAGTTCGTCGAGCCGCCGGGCGATGCGAACCGCTCTCGCGTTCGACTTCAGGATGCCCGGGTTGGGCGAGTCGAAGCGGATCATCAGCGACGCACTCACCTGACGCCACGGATCCCCCGGCGCGTCCTGCCGGATCCACACCCACCGACGATCGTCTGGCGCCGGCCGGCCGGTCGGGTTCTTCAGCGCCACCCGGTCCGGTTCGATGCGCCGCACCGCCAGGGGGTACCGGTCGAAGTCCTGACCGGTGACCTCCCACCACGCCACCCGATCGAAGATCATGTCTTCGATGGTCATCGCCATGTGCATGATGTTCGGCACGTCCGGATCGAACTGCCGGAACAGCGGCGAGTCGACCACCGTCAGCCCCTGGTACAGCCGCAAGGGCAGCGTCGCGATCGCGCACAGTTCGTTGCGCCCGCGCTGCACCGCGCTCACCGACAGCGCCATCTCGCGGGTCATCGCGCCGTCGCCGGACCGCATCGCGGTCAACAGCCGATCCACCGGTTGCGGTGCCGAGTCGAATACGTGCATCGGCTGCAGATCCAGAGTGATCGGGCGAGGCGGCATCAACAACTGCCGCACCGTGTCCATTGCCGCCAGGAGTCGACCCACAACGCGGAGTGTACGCAGGTGATCCACCCCGCGGCACTACGCGCTGTGCGCCCGCTTCGACACGCCCCGCCGCC